AACTTCAGCTGATAACTATCCTGTAGCAAAACAATTAAAAACAGCAAGAAATATTGCATTAACAGGTGCTGTTACAGGTAATGCAAACTTTGATGGTTCTAGTAATATTAGTATTACAACAACTGCTACCGCAGATCCGACATTAACACTTAATGGTGATGCAAGTGGTTCTGCTACATTTACAAATCTTGGTAATGCTACTCTGACAGTAACGGTTGCTGATAATAGCCACAACCATACTATTGCAAATGTGACAGGATTATCAACAGCTCTAGATGGTAAATTAGCGGTAGGTGCAAAAGCTGCTGATGCAGAATTACTAGACGGTATTAATAGCAGTTCATTCCTACGTTCAGATGCTACAGATACATTTACGAATCTAAGCGGTACTTCATTAACTTTGGGTGCTGGTGTTACATTACAAGAATCTACTGACCGCGCAGATCTTTTACAAATTACTTCTAGCACCGCAGGTTGGGCTGGTTTACAAATCCGTAACTCTTCTAGTGAGGGTCGCTGGTCATTTATGACGGACGGTGATGTTGCTGGCATATATGATGATGAGAATGGTAGATGGTTCCAGCAATGGAATGAAGGTGGTGGTAATACATTGTACCATGCAGCCACAGCAAGACTTGCCACTACAACTGGTGGTGTTAATATCACTGGTAGTGTTAATATTACCGGCACAGTTACTGCTACTGCTGGATCTACTTTAGTAATTTATAACTCAGCTGGTACTGCTTTAAAAACTATCAAGGGTATTAGTTAATATAAATATTATAAAATAGGAATAGAATATGGCAAATCCATCTACAAGACAAGGTCTTATTGATTATTGCTTAAGAAGACTGGGCGAGCCAGTAATTGAGATTAATGTTGATCCAGATCAATTAGAAGATCGTGTTGATGAGGCAATTCAATATTGGCAAGAATATCACAATGAAGCTACATATAGAACCTATGTAACACATTTAGTTGGTGATAGTGATGTTACTAACGAATATATTGCAGTAAGTGATGATGTTCTTTATGTAAGTAGAATGTTTAGAATTTCATCTACTTTTAATACTTCTTTTAATTTCTTTGATATTAAATATCAAATGATGTTAAATGATATTGCTGATTTACAAAACTTTGCTGGCGATTTAGCATACTATGAACAATTAAACCAATATCTTGCTTTACTTGATATGAAATTAAATGGTGAACCACAAACAACATATTCTCGTAAAATGAATCGTTTATATCTACACGGTGATTTTAGAGATAAAGATGTTCAGGCTGGTAGCTATTTGGTCTATGAAGCATATAAAGCCGTAGATCCTACCTCATTCGGTAAAGTTTATAACGATATGTGGCTAAAAGAATATACCACAGCACTTATTAAACAGCAATGGGGTTCAAACCTAATTAAATTTGAAGGTATGCAATTACCTGGTGGCGTTACCTTAAATGGTAGACAACTTTTTGATGATGCTACGAATGAAATAGAAAAACTAAGAGAAAAGATCCGTCTAGACTTTGAAATGCCGCCGGACTTCTTTGTAGGATAACATATGGCAACGAATTTATATTTTAGCCAGAAGGTTAAATCAGAGCAGAACTTATACGAGGATATCGTAATTGAGTCCTTAAAAATGTATGGGCAGGATGTTTATTATCTGCCTAGAGATCTTGTGAACGAAGATAGAATTCTAGGCGAGGATGTTCCATCGAGATTTAATTCTGCATATAAAATTGAAATGTATATTGAGAATACAGAAGGCTTTGACGGTGAAGGCGATTTATTTACAAAGTTTGGTGTTGAAATTAGGGATCAGGCAACGTTCGTTGTTTCTAGAAGAAGATGGAACCATACGGTAAAAAGATATGATAATGAGATTACTTCGGTAAGACCCGTTGAAGGTGATATTATCTATTTGCCATTGTCGAATTCTATGTTCCAGATTATGTCGGTAGAACATGAACAACCGTTTTACCAGATTAGCAATTTACCTACTTATAAAATGCGTTGTGAGCTATTCGAATATGGTGGTGAAGATCTTGATACTGGTATTAATGCAATTGATGATATTGAAAGAAGATATGCTTACCAGTATCTGTTAACACTTGATAGCGCTTCTGATGGATTTACAGTAGGCAATACTATTACCCAAACATTCTCGTCCGGTGTTATTATGTCGGGTGAAATTGCAAGTTGGGATGCATCTGATAACACTGTAGGAATTATTCACTCTGGTGCAGACGATGGCAAGTATCATACTTGGTCTGCTGGTTTACAAATCGTAAGCTCTGGTTCAGTTGCAACCGTATCTGCTGTAGTAGAAGATAATCAGCTATCAGAAAATGAAAAGAATTCTGATTTTGAAATTACTCAACCTGATTTGGGTTTCTTAGATTTCAGTGAAAGTAATCCGTTTGGAGATCCACAATAATGTTAGCCAATCATTTTTACCATGAAAGAATTCGTAAAAGTGTAGCTATGTTCGGCTCACTGTTTAATAACATTTATGTTCTTCGTAAAGATTCGAATAATAAAGTTATTAGTCAAGCAAGAGTGCCGCTTTCATATGCTCCTAGTATGAGTTTCTTAGATCGCATTCGTGAGAATCCGGACCTTTTAAACGATACGAAAGTTGCAATTAAATTACCTAGAATGTCATTTGAAATCATTTCTTTTCAATATGATTCACAAAGACAATTGCAAAAAGTTAATAATATTAATGCAGGTATTGGTAATACTCGTAATAAAATTTACACATATACTCCATATATTATTGGATTCCAATTAAATGTATATGCAAAAACCCAAGATGATGCATTACAAATTATTGAACAAATTTTACCATATTTTTCACCTCAGTATACTTTAACTATTAAACCTTTTGCTGATTATAATGATATTAAAGAAGATGTTCCAATTACATTAAATGGTTTAACTTATACTGATACATATGAAGGTGCATTAGATAATAGACGTATTATTCAATATACCTTAGATTTTAATATGAATGCTAACTTTTACGGACCATTTACCGAAACTGGTATTATTCGTAAACCTATCGTTGATCTTTATACAACGAATATAGACTCAGATGGCGCATTTGCTCTTTATAGCCCATCAAGTAGGATAGTTGTTGAGCCAAATCCGCTTGACGCATCTCCAGATAGTGATTATGGTTTTACGACAACCCAGTATAGCATGGTGGATGGAGATAGCGATAGAGCGGGATGGCCATACTATGAATGATTCAGATAAATATAATAATGATTATGAATATTCAAGAGAAGTACTTTACGATTTAATTGAAAAGGGTCGTGGAGCTTTAGAAGATATGATTGAGGTCGCACGGGCGAGCGAGCACCCACGAGCGTTTGAAGTTTTATCTGGATTAATCAAAAATACGGCGGATGTAAATGATAAGCTTCTTGATCTTAATAAAAAGCATAAAGATATTAATACAAAAGAGAAACCGCAAGCGATTGCAGGCGGACAAACGACAAATAACTTATTTGTAGGTTCAACGACAGATCTACAACGTATGCTACAAAATCAAATGAAACCTGATAATGTGGTGGATATCACCCCGAGATTGAATGATAAAGAATGAAAAAGAAGGCTACCTCGGTAATCCTAACGTAAAACGCGATGGTATAATCCAAGGCTGGTCAGAAGAAACAATTCAAGAATATATGAAGTGCATGCAAGATCCTGCGTATTTTGCAGTCACTTACTGTAAGATTATTTCTCTTGATAAAGGTCTAGTAAATTTCAGACTATATCCTTATCAAGAAAAGATGTTCCAGCACTTCAACGATAATCGATTCACTATCGTTCTTGCTTGTCGTCAGTCTGGTAAGTCTATTTCGTCTGTGGCATATTTGCTTTGGTTTGCTATATTCCATTCTGAAAAAAATATTGCTGTTCTAGCAAACAAAGGTGCTACCGCTCGAGAAATGCTAGCACGTATTACTTTAATGTTAGAAAACTTACCATTCTTTTTACAACCTGGTACAAAGGCACTGAATAAAGGTTCTATAGAGTTTAGTAATAACTCTAAGATTTTTGCTGCTGCTACATCCGGTAGTTCTATTCGTGGTCAATCGGTTAACTTACTATATCTCGACGAATTTGCG